AGCCAGAGCGGAGCGGGGCAGAGGCGGTGCAGAGGAGTGTGGGCACAGAGAATTTAGTCATAAAAACCCGCTGCATGAGGAACTGTTTAACTTAAATCTGTTAATAGCTCAAGACTTTAAGGAGGATTAACTATGAACGATATAACCGTTATAAAAGAGTCTAAAAGTGGCAATAAAACCCTTAATGTTACAAGAGTACTCTTTGAGTACAAGGGATCTAAATACAACCTTGTGACCGTGGACACGAGTCATAAGAAATTAAAGAGGTATGTTAGGTCGCTTTACAACGACCAAGGGTACCTCGAGAATGACACGCACATAAACGAGGTAGACCAGAGAGGATACAGGCACAAGGGCTTTCATACTTACGACCCTATGCATAGGAAACTCTACAACTTAGGTCACCTTGACCGCCTGGATTTTAGCGAGGAGGAGTAAATGGAGATAAAACAAGATAACGAGGTTTTAGAAAATTGGAAAACCCGAAAAATTGAATTTTGGGACGGCGCAAGCTTTGTACTCGTAATATCAACTATATATAAGAATGACCGCCGCAGATGTATAAAACGGCTGACTAGATTGCAAGAGGGTAACGAGGTACTTATGGCAGAATCCTATATCAATGAAATAGATCTTAACGGTCATGAGTTTAGCAGTTTTAATCCCAAAAACTATATACATAAAGAATTGTTTGCTCTCGGCTACCTTGAAAAAGCTGATTTTAGGAACTATGAGAGCAAAGAAGATTAACAAAGACTCTGCCGCTCGTGGATTGCTTGACAGCGTAAAAGGGCAGCAGAGCATAAAACAAGAACAACTCGCAAAGATACTTGGAATAGCCGCAAGGACATACCGCTACCGGTATAAAAATCCTGAGACCTTTACGGTTGAGGAACTAAGGCGGCTTGTGACTGGTGGCTTTGTAAGCAGAGAAGAACTTATAAATATTTTTTAATAGGAGGTTTAAATGAAGTCTGAGACTATTGTAACAATAAACAATTGCGTACTTGCCGGTAGTAAGGTAAGAGAAACTAAAGATAAGGTGTTCGTGCTTTTAACTTACGATAAAGTGCGTAAAGAACTCAATGTCCCCGAATTTGTAAACAGGGGGCGTTATGGGGCATAAAAAGGACCGTGATGTTATTTTTGAGTTCGGGGAAACTAAATACAACAGCTTTATTTACAAAGGCGAAAAGGTTCGTTTTCAGTCAAAAAACAGGGCTTGCTTTCAGAAAGAAGACATAGCAAGAGTTATAAAAGTCGGGGATGTGTATACGATGAGATACACACAGTTTGATAAGACCACGCAGCAGACTTTGAAAAAAGAGGAAGATGTTCGTGTGGAAGTCGAACACAATAATTGGTATGAGCTTAAGGCTATAAAGGACGGATACAAATTTACAGCTACTTTAGGCGATTTACTTGTTGAAAGCAGCCTCGGAACGGAACTTTTAAGGGAATTAAGTAAGTTCCATATAGAAGAAAAATACAGTAAATACAGATAGGGAGGTTTTTATGGAGGTTGTAGATTTACAGCGATTATTAAAGAAAGCAGACTTCGAGGGTGCAGACCTTAGGGGCATAGACCTAAGGAGAGCAAACCTCAGGAGAGCAAACCTCGAGAGAGCAAACCTCGAGAGAGCAAACCTCAGATGGGCAGACCTCAGATGGGTAAACCTCAGAGGTGCAAATCTTGAGGGTGCAGACCTGGAAGGTGCAGACCTCAGATGGGCAAACTTCAAAGGTGCAAACCTCAGATGGGCAAACCTTAGAGGTGTAGACCTCTGGGATACAGACCTCAGGGATACAGACCTGGAGGGGGCGGATTTATATTGCCCCTTAGCCTGTCCAGAAAAAGGCAGTTTTATAGGGTGGAAAAAAGCACGGGGGTATATCATAGAACTCGAAGTTCTTGAAAACGCAAAACGTTCAAGTGCCACAGGTAGAAAATGTAGGTGCGATAAAGCGAAAGTTTTATCAATAACCACCCCGGAGGGTTCTGACTGCGGATTAAAGAAAATCCGTTCAAAATTTGATATAGATTTTATTTACGAAGTCGGTAAAACAGTAACGGTTAATGACTTCGATGACAATCGTTGGGTAGAGTGTGCCCCTGGGATACACTTCTTTATCACAAGGCAAGAAGCAGTAAATTATTAAAGGAGAAAGATATGGATTATAGGTTAAAGTTTGATTTATATGGTGAGGATATCGGGCATTTTTTAAGCACATATCCTGCTAAATTTTATAGTATTTTCAAAAATGCAGGATTTATATTTTTTAATTTCCATTTTGACAGTGCAAACTACTGCTTTGAAATTATTGCAAATAAAGACTTTGAGC